TTATAGGATTGGATATGATTTTGTGGGTGTTTTCGTTATATATACATTCGCGCAATATCCATTAGTACCTTGAAAAGCTCGGAATGATTTTAAAGTAGCACCGGATTTTTCACAAATTAGATATAATGCATTTAAACTTTCCAATATTTCCGGATAAGATAACCCTTTGGGTTCCCCGTTGTCCATATAACCAATGTTATAAACCGCTTCTCCGTTGCCTTGATGTAGTCTGAAATTTAATTGGGTAAGTAATTTTTCGAACTTATGAGATGATAGATTACATAGGGTCCATTTATATTCGATATGACCAAAATCGTCCTCCTGTTTTATTTGGCGAGCCTTAGGTGGATTTTTAAACTTTGAATTGAAATTAAAATTATCCATCAGATGATTGAAAATATAATATATATTATATATTTTCAAATATTTTTTTGCTACTAATGTTGTAGAGTCACAAATACTTTGGACCCCTTGTATTTTAGATCACTGCCCTGGGGCGACCATGTAATCGCATATTCACCAGTCATGGCGGATGGATCGGGTTCCCCAGTATAATCTTGAGGATGATGTTTGGCATGATATTTGCCAGCCTGATTCCCAACCTTCACAATCCGATCAACCAATTGTTTCAAAGTGAAACCGGATTGATTGGTATATGTTTTAGTATAATAATGGTCAAACATAGGATAATAAATTTGCACTTTCTCATTGTTCAACACTATCTTATTTGGATGCTCAATGTTTTGAAGATCTTTTTGCCAACAACATAAATTAATCATTCCAAAGTCACTGTTATCTTTGAAATTGAAGTTGATATTCTTCAAATTTGATGGTTCTTTTCTAAGCACTACAGACATATTATAATTATATTATCACCAAACTTTTTTCCGCCACCAAGACAAACACACTTTCAACATACCCCCTCTTTCGCGCTAGCGAGTGACCAGCACGTGTTCAAATAGTTTTTGCCGTACCCAGCGCGACCTACCTCTCCGTTGTCTATTTTTGCCGTACTTTTTTCTAAAAAGTAGAAGTAGTTTATGATAGGACCCAACATTCTCCATTCCAACTATAGGTTAATTTCTTATCATCCGATTGACCCAAAGTAAACTTATCTTGGGGTTCATCATTATTCAAGGGTATGTTTTTTTCAAATAACACCCTGTTTTGCTCCTGAAGTTGGATTGTTTGATTTATTATTTCACTCAACTGAAGACCTTTCTTCTTCTTAACTTGTGTTCTTTGTCGATTAACCTTGGATACCTGAGGGGTTCGGCTCCGATTATTTCGTTTTGAAATAACCTTGGGTCTCGCTTTGACTGATGAATGACGTCGATTATTATTTGATATATACTTGATGGGTGTTCTGCTTGCCTTACGCGAATGACTGAATTTTTTAACCGTAACTCTTTGAGGAGTGGTCAAACCTTTTTTTTTATATTTAATTGGTGTTTTTGTTATTTTCTTATTGGGTTTGGCTTTTGGAGTTTTAGCTTTCGGAGTTTTAGCTTTCGGAGTTTTAGCTTTGGGAGTTTTAGCTTTCGGAGTTTTGGATTTGGGTGTTTTGGGTTTGGGGGTTTTGGGTTTGGGGACAGGCAACAAAGATTTCATCACATCATTAACACTGGTGGATTTTTCTAAATTTGGGATTGGTTTTGGGGCTGGGGCTGGGTTTTGGTTTTGTTTTGGGGTTTGGTTTTGCTTTTTGTTTTGTTTTTTGTTTTGCTTTTTGTTGTTTTTTCGTTTGTTTTTTCTTTTATTTCGTCTGAGCATTTTCTTTCGGTTGTTTCTTCGGATAGCTCTGTTTTGCCGATTTCGATTTCTCAATATTTTTTTGTAAGCCATACCACTTCTTGTCTTCCATTTTTTTTTAGGCTGTTTTTTGTTATTCGATTTCTTTTTCTTTTCAGGTAGTTTCACTTGTGGTGGGGGCCCATTTTGAATAATAATTTTCTTTTGGGATGGTAACTTCACTATGGTAGCTTGATTTATTTGTTGATCCAACTCCTTATATTTCTGAAACAAATGATCCAGTTTCTCTACTGCAGTCTTGTCACTTACATTAGAGTCACTCATTTTAATCTAACTGTCTAAACTTTTCAGATTAAATTGACTATAAACTTATCTTAGATATTCTTATTTTTTTACATGACGCCCTCATGTCTCACTGGTCTCACTGGTCTCACTCGTTTCACTTTCGCTATCAAGTCGCACTCTTTTCGACGTAAAACCCTTATAATATAAATATTGCATCAACTTAACATCATCCCGCAAAATCGCACAATAATAAAGAACTAAATATATATAATTCTGATAATGCGGTTCAAATAACCAAAATACATAATAATGCTGAAATATAAAATTAGCCACAATTGATGCCCCATAAATCCAAAAACATAATTGAATCAAAACCGAATTTTTAAAAGGTAAAGGACTCCATCGGTATGCCAAATAAAAATTAACAATATATGGCACACAACTAAATATCGTCAAGGGCAAAAGTACCCGGTGAAACCCATTTTGCCCATAATCCACCGAGATATTAATAATCCCAAATAATAACACACAAATATGATGAATCTTAGTGGTCAAGGGCAAATTAGGTACTACCAATAACCCAGTTAAATCCGTGCTAACATAAACATTTCCATAAAAAGTTAACCACCAATCATCATGTATTTGATAAAACATCGTTTTGATGAATAAAAAACGAGAAGCGGTGGCTAAAATTAAGAATAACATGATTGATTTAGAAAGATTTTTGACCATATAACATTTCCGATTATAATCCAATTTTCGATAACTATCACTGGTTCGCGCTAAATACATATTCAACACAAAATAATTAAACAGACTTAACGCCACAAAGCCCAAAAGAGCCATTATTTGTTCCAACAAATACATCAGGACAATCTATTTTATATTTTAATATTCTATATAATTTACGTAATATTAATATCTTTATACTGAAAAAATATTAATTGTTTATTGAATAATACATTGATCATCGTCGAATTGATCCCGGGTGTTGGTAGCTGTGTGAGCATTCGTTTGTGTATCGCGTATGATATGAGCTGGAATTTCAGTGTTTAAGGAGATGGTGTCATCCATATCAATATATTTTTGAACATGATGCAACTCTTCTTCTAAACACTTGTATCTTTTGTCTGGATCCTCAGTTGATTCCAAATGTGATTCGGAACTCATTAGAAATTCAATATCATCCATGATTGGTTTGAGGAGTTGTTCGTCATATCGCATATCAAGACTATGTAATAATTTAATACAAATGCCCACCCTAGTTTCAGGGTCACAAAATATTTCATTTTCCTTGTGCGAATAGATATAATGCACCAATTGTGGGAAATTGGATTCTAATAATCTCATGGTAGCATATTGAATGACTTTGGGTCGTCGATATGTTGAATAAAGATTACGTTTCTTGCTTCGAGAAGACATAATTAGTAATATATAAATATAGAAAAATCTTTATATATTTGATATGTTTTTATGTTGGATAATTATTTGCGCGTTCCTTTTTGAAATTCTTTCCATGAATTATCTTTAATACAATAATAATCGCAGAATCGCGAATAGTTATGTTTGGAATAATTATGATCTGCCAAGTGAGGTATGATAATCGGATAATCCGAAGCATCAACCTTTCTTACATGACGATAACCTGGTTTATGGGACCATGTTCCATCCTTATCTTGTCGGATAAAATGATAATCTTTATCTGGACCTTGTGGGTCAAGTACCAAAGCAACTTTATAATGACCTTGGGGACACTTTTTAGAAAAATTGGTTTTAACTATACCTGGATGATCCGAGCGAACCATTTGATCAAAATATCGACAACTATAATGTTTCCGATCAATGTCATAGTTCTGAGAAAGCTCTCCCGGTTGGGTCTTACGCCGTTGACTGGACCAGCGATTATTAAAAGCATAATCGTAACAATTAAAGCGTGACTTAACCGGTTCTCTGTTCCATAAATCGGGTTGATATGGATTTTCGGAACCTGTTAGTATATTTCGAGTGAATTCATCAGCACAACTTAATAACATTTTTTTAAAATCTGGATGGAAACTCCGGATCAATTGATGAGTTAATGGATTTTTAAGTACTGTTTTTTTCCATTTAGGACATAATGATTTCTGGTGTACTTGTCGCATTTCTTCGATGTCATATGATTCGAGGTGAGACATAATAATGATGAATTAAAATTAGATATTTGTGTATCTATATAAATACGTATGATTATTTATGTGAATTGAAATAATTGATTTAGGAAAATTAAATAAAATGCAACATGAATTGTTATATTTTATCTGGTTTAACAGAATATTACGCGGTGGCCAGGTCTCGGGCCTATCAATTAGATCATGAAAATATTCAAAAAGGATGGACCAAATGGCAAGAAAGATTAAGACGATTGCAAGAAAAAAAAGAGAAACAATTCATATCTGATCTCAAAATGGCCAATGGTTGTCGGGAACATCACATGTTTAATATATGGGCCAAAAGACGGAATTGTAACATGGGTCCTCTTTATAAAGTTGTCAAAAAAATTCTTGAAAAACATGGATATGCCAAGAACCCTACGGTAAAGAGGCGTCTCGATTCTGCACATATCCCGGTCAGTGATGGTAGTGATAGTGATAGTGATTGTGATTGTGATATCGAATTACGTGAAATTAACTCTGATTTTGCTCAAATACAAAACGTGGATGGCATCACACAAAATTATCATATAACGTCGATCAAATTTTATAATTTTGATAAAACATTCAGTATAATTTATCAAGATGGATATTCAGATATCCCTCTATCTCAACACTTTACGCTTCCATATGGGTTTTTTGTACATGATACTAAATTTACAGAAGAAGATCTTGATATGTTTACATATTATGGTTTCCGGATCAAATATTGTCAGAAAACCCCACCAAAGATTGAAAATTATTACCGAAAAAAGGTTTGGTTACAATATCCATGTGGATAAAGATTAATATGGATAAAGGCTTTCATTCATTTTATCTACTTTGTCAGATAAATGCTCTTGATACATTCCCATTAATTTGCTCAATTTATCATCATTCATCGCTAACATGCGTACTGCCATTAAACCCCCATTTTTTGCACCGTTAATCGCCATAGTGGCAACTGGGATTCCATTGGGCATTTGGCAAATGCTGAGTAGGGAATCGATTCCCTGAATTGAATTGCTGGACTTGATTGGAATGCCAATTACTGGTAAGGTAGTGATACTGGCTACCATTCCGGGAAGATGGGCTGCCCCTCCAGCACCGGCGATAATAACTTTGATACCCCTAGATTTAGCCAATTCGGCGAAAGTGAACATATCTTTGGGGGACCGATGGGCTGAGATTATTTCGAATTCATATGGTATCTGAAACGCATCTAAAATCTCCGAGGCTTGTTCCATTATTGATAAATCAGATGAGCTACCCATAATAATGGATACTATTGGTTCGGAACTATTCTTGATTACTTGGGAGCACACATAGGAAATAGTATGTTTATTTCGGATAATTTGGTCAGAAATGCACTCAGGATCACTTTGTAAAAATGTAATGTGTCCTAATTTTCGATTAGGGTAAGACGTCTCCTTATTATAACAATATATATGTTGATCTCCGTCATTACGATAGAAAAAGGTAGGTTTAATCTTGTTAGGTTGATCAAGTTCGGCAGTTATTCGACCAAATATATTCACCATGATGACTGAATCTTGGGTGGGATCAAATCTTTGATTATCTGAATCAAGTTTAAGGGAAAGATTCAGAAGACAACGATTTAACAGATTGTACTGATTCATCTGATAGTAATCGATGGTATGGTGTCCTGTATTATGAGGACGGGGGGACATTTCATTGACTAAAAGTTTGCCAGAGGAGGAGAGAAAAAATTCGATGGCCATAATACCCACTAAATCGAGATCATGAGCTAATTTTTGAGCGATTGTCTCCATTTCTTTTGCAATTCGACTCGGAATTTTGGCGGGACAAATAAGATGATCAAGTTGGTGTTCATTATTGGGAATGGTTTCAACTGGATCGAAGAGATATGTTTCGCGATTTTGGTTGCGCCCGATGATGATGGAAAGTTCTTTTTCGATAGAGATCATTTCTTCATTGAATGTTTCAATATTGGTCACTAAAGATGCAAGGTGGGCAGCATTTTGGACAATTTGGACTCCTCGTCCGTCATACCCACCGGTTGCATGTTTTTGGATGCAGGGAAATTGGGTAGGAAGGGAAGAGTGGAGAAAATTGGGGGTAGGGTAATCATGATTGAGGAGCCATTGTTTTTGGGTTTTTTTGTTTTGGATGATTTTGAGAATTTGGGGGTCAGGGAAGATTTTTTTGTGATGTTCGGACTGAAGTATTTCGAGGGCTTCGATAGAGATATTCTCGAGTTCATATGTGATTATATCACATTGTTTACCGAATTCAACAATCTTTTGAGTATGACTATAATCACCATATGTATGCTTGATTTGAGGCTTTTCGCGATCAGGTGGATCTAAGTTGTTGTCATATGTTTTGATTATTTCAGAAGGAAAGATAGGATCATCAGGCGAATAAATATGGTATTCGACATATGCATGTGATGGGGGATGTTGGACAAGGAAACCACCTAGTTGTCCGCCACCAATGATGCCAATTATAGTTTTGGTGTGTTTTGGTTCGAACATGATAAACGGATAGATTAAATCTGTGGGGAGTTTTTATATTTATATCTGAATGAATTAATATTTTGTATTTATATCAAAATATTTGATGAAAATTGAAATTTATATATATGTTATTTGGACTATGAATTTTTTTTGCCATGGTCAACTTCCGGTTGCTGATCAAAAGATCAAATTATGTGCGAAAGATACTATTATAAAGATTCCCCTTGATCCCCAAGATTCTGAGAAACTTATTCAAAATTGTGCTCCGGCGAAATTTGGATATGGGAAAAAACACGTATACGATACTACTTATCGTAAGGCATTTGCCTTGACAAGTGATGATTTCTGTACTAATTTCAATCCCTATGATTATTCGGATATGATTCAGGAGATTAATCGTTTGTTTGCTAAGTTTAATTATATCAAATTTGAGAAAATGAATGTTTATCCTGAGGGAGGATTTTTCAAATCTCATAAGGATACCCCTCAACCTAATTTGTTGGGTACTCTAGTGGTGTGTTTACCATCTGAATTTGAGGGTGGTGAATTTAAAATTGAGGATCAGATTATTAATTTTCCCAGTAAGACTATTTCTTATATTGCTTTTTTCTCGGAAAGGGTGCATGAGGTGTTACCAGTGAAATCAGGTACTCGGATTACCTTGTCATATGGTATTTATAATCATGAACCGTTTAAGGAAGATAATATTACGGAGGATGTTTATCGATTGATTCATTCAAAATTGGAATCTAAAAGGTTGGCTTATGGTTGTGTGAATATGTCAGTTAAAAAAATGTGTCTTAAGGGAGAGGACCAACTTTTATATAATTGGTTGGAAAATCGTGGTTTTCAACCAAAGATTAAATCAATATTGGATCTGTCAATAAATGATATGCAGTTATTTTCAGATGAAACGATTGAGGATAAGGTCAGGAGGGATCAAGTAATTGTTGATGATGATGCGATCGAAGATGCTGTCCAATCATTGTTTGATGAGGATCCACAATTTATGATTTTCAGTGATATTTATCAGTATCGGAATCATGTTTCATATGATGGGGAAACGGCTGATGAGACTCCGAACATAGATGATTATGAATTTGATTATGAATGTCGGATCATTAAGATGTCGGAAACTCAAAAACTTCATTTGAGTACCAAATGCGATTGTTATGGAAATAATCCATATGAGGATGATGCCTATTATCATTCTTATTATATTGTTTTTAATAATCCGAGTTATTATTCTCCTGAAGGTAAGGGTGCCAAAGATATGCAAAAGCATTTTGCAAAACTTGCGGTGGCTGATGATGATGATAAATAGTTTGGTTGTGAGTTTATGTAATTTTTATATACTTTGATGTGTATTATTTAATATACATCAAAAATTTAAGCACATTATTTTGCCCAGAAAAATCCGACAAAAATTTTCACTAAGATTCGCACCAAACGCAAGTAAATAAAGCGATAATGTACATAGGCAATTAATTGGAGTATGCTTGTCCCGCCATGCCGGACATGACCCTTAGGACATTGTAGTTCACGGCGTAGATACGAGCCTTCGCATCCATAGCACCTCCTTCAAGGGCACATCCAACAAACGGTTCGATGTCTTCAACAAACGAACCTGGAAGACCCTCAGTGTCGAAGCAACACTCAGTGATCAACTTGTTAGCGTAGTTAACTGCTACACACAAGGTTGCAGTGTCGATACGCGAAAAGTTAGCACTTCCTGATGGTTGATGCTCTTCCGGTTTCAAGGCAAATGAGTAAACATTAATACCCGGCGAACGCGGAATGTTCGTGTGGTGTTGATACGGTTGTACCAAGTTAAAGTAATTACCTACACGAGTAGCAAATCGATCATGTCCATTCAATTGCAATTTTACACTAGTAACTGGGTTACCACTGAACAACGGACGGGTATGATCATAGTTCACCGAACCGATAACATCAGTGTAATTGGAGTGTTGGTTATTAGCCAAGATACCTTCCAAATCAGCGATGTCACTGGTTTCGATCAAGTGGTTGTGTTGTACAACCCAAATCAACTCTTTAACTGGGTGGTTAAAGTTCAAGTTGAATTTCTCGGTGTTCGAGCGCAATCCTTCCTCACCGGTAAATTGCAATTGCTCAAACAAGTATTCGTGCGATACTTGAGCAAAACGACGACGCTCATCAGTATCCAAATAGATGTAGTCTACCCACAAACTACCTGCTTCCAAATGCAAATCATGCAAGCATGCATCAGCGGTGATCGTCAACTCAGCAGTAGAGCGAAGAGTCAAGTTAATGCGAACTTCGTGGTATTGCAATGCAATCAATGGCAACGACAAACCTACGTTGCGGTTAAACCAAAATTGCAATGGGATAAACAAAATGCGTTGGCATTTGTCTTGGGTCGACCATTGTTGCAATGAACCTGGCAATTGGGTATCTTTACCCACACCAGTCACAGCGCCTTGGCCGATCATACGTTTGTAACCAGCTTGTTGGCCAGCCGGAACTGTAAGTTCAGACCAGATTTGAAGCCAATCACCGAATTGTTTGTCAATACGTTGACCACCGATTTCAACCTCTACTTCACGGATCAAGTGATGACCAATGTCATCAACCCAACGGAATGAAGCACAGTTGCTCTCTACCTTCGGCAAAGTTACCTGTAGGTAGACGCGGTTAATCAAATCGCCATTACGAGCGATCAAAGCTTGGATTCGTTTATTGAAGTCAACGTTGCCGTTAAACGTCTGTTCGATCGATTCCATAGCGAAATTGGTGTGTCGTCTGTACACAACCTTAAAGACATAAATAACCCCATCTTTCGATGTATTTATGGGAGATCGGAATCTCCGGGAGTGGACTATATCTTAAGCTAATACCTAGGTATTAGCCGGGAACCATTTAGTCTCTGAACCTTTGTCTTATTTTATAAAAAAACGTAGACACTTGGATGCTGATTATCCATTTCAACTTTCGTATCATCCGCAAAATTGTTACCATACCCCAGTTATTTCTGAGCCACCAATAGGTTTCCCTATTAGCTTGGTATTTGCAGGCTTTAGGATGTTCCAGCAATTTGATTCTCTCGCATATATCAGAGAAATGAAAGCGGTGAGTGAAATATAATAACACTTTCATTTTTGTTTTCTCTGATATACACTAGCACATATGGTTTTTTTTAAAGAGACCATTTATCGATTTATTAATATGTCTATCTCTGTTCAACATATTCAATGTACTTTTTCACCCCCTTTAAGTTGAGGTGATTTGTGGGTTGCCAGTCAAGTAAATGTCCTGGGCCCCATACGCGACCATACTCACCCTGTCTCTCGACATATTTTAGACATATAAGGGAAAAAATATCTCCCCCTATTAAATGCCTAGGGATTAGACTATACCTTAAGCAGAAGCCTAAGCTTCCACCCATCACCGTCTAGTCGTTGAACTGCCTTCATAGGATTTTATTCCCTTAGAAGTTGGCTGCTGATTGCCCATTTGACTTTCGTCTTATCTTATACATTTTTACCATACCTTAGTTTTTTCAAAGCCATTAATAAGTTTCCTTATTAACTTGGTAGCATAAGCTTTAGGGTGTTCCAGCATTTTGATGATGTCGCCAAAAATAATTTATATCTTTGACTAGTAATAATGGACTTACATTATCGAAGGTCCATAATCAGATTTTCTGTATGATTATCCTTCATTTTCATACACTGATTACTGTTTAACTCTGTCGTTAAAGTTGCATTAATCCTCCACTCATTTTTGTTTTAGTTGTTATATCCTATAACCAGAAATTTGTGCATTATCATCACCGTCGTATTTTACATTGCTAAAATTCACAATTCTATGAAACAATATATATATACATACAACATATAATCCAATTATATACCTCCTTGAGAAAAATCTTACAACTCAAAGTTTTTCGAAATTTTTGATTGTTATAAAATTAAATCATGTCCACCCTAAAAATTAAATTAAAATGCACAATATGTGGGAACAAATTTAGCAACCTTCCTGAACATCAAAAATTAAAACATATATCATCACAAAATATTACATATACCGCAATCATAAATGATCTTCAAACATATATCAAGACATATAATAGCAAAAGCGCATTTAAATGTTATTTCTGTCCGAAAATATGTAGTCGCAAAGTAGCTTTATGTCATCACCTCAAAACACATCTAAATTCAGAGGAAACTATATGTCCATTTTGCGAAGAAACAAAAAATCAAATAATTGTCCTCAAACATAAAAATAATGTTCAATTACACTTGATAAATTTTCACAGTATTGCATATCATTCAGATTTTCTCTGTAATGTTGGTGATTGCTTGTATATAACAAAACTGGCGGGCGATCTTAGAAAACATAAGAAACTAACACATAAAATAAATGTTGAGTGGTATCACTGTGATCAAAATGATTGTGACAAAAAATTTGCCAGCGTTCACCTTTTAAAAAGACATTTAGATTTGGTGCACCGAATCTATTCTAATCCTATCCCATGTACCGTCGAAGGTTGCACACATATTGCCAAAAATAACTGTTATCTCATAAATCATAAGAAGTATGTACATAAAATAAATACACTTTTATATTCTTGTGACGTTGATGGTTGCAATAAAGAATATGTTGACAAATTTTACTTAAAAGAACATAAACAAAGAGCACATCAAATTAATATAACGTATACTTATTGTAATCAATCCGATTGCAATTGGAAGTTTATTCATACTGGTGATTTTAATCGCCACCTTTCACTTGCTCATGATATAGGTGATCATCAATGTGAATTTTGTTTAAAAAATACTAACTCTTGCATATCTTATAAAAATCCAAAACAAAAAACTTCTCATGATATTTGCCGAAAATGCTATAATAAAGTAACTGGCAAACATTCGCGCGCAGAAGAACAAATGTCCGATTTTCTCAATCAAGATCCAACATTAAAACCTTTCTTATTGGGTAGTGATAAATCATTTAAAAGTATGGGTGGGTGCCTCTCTTATCGTCCTGACAAATTATATGCCAGTGACAATATTGTTATCCATATTGAATGCGATGAACATCAACATCAAAACCAAAATGGTTCCTATCAATGCGAGGACAAACGAATTTCCACTTGTTATAATGAATTTGTCGGGAAAAAATACATAGTTATTCGCTGGAATCCTGATCATTATAAACGCCCCGATGACATTAAAACTCTCGATAATCGTCAGAAACGTCTTCAAAAATTATCCAATCTCATCCATAAAATATTAGAAAATCCTCCAAATGACTTAATATATATTTATTATATGTATTATAATAAAACTAACCCTCAAATTTCCTCGAACTTTCCACATGATCTGCTTTATTGAAATAAATATATCAACACACTATATATTATGAGACTTTGTCAATACCAAAATCTCTTCGGTGCCCCCAGACAAGGTGCACACTCCATCCGCATATTCGATTTCGCCCTTATCGATATCCTCGCTACCATCATCGGCGCTTACTTCCTCTCCCTCTATCTCCCCTATTCACTCACACAAACTCTCATCGGACTTACCCTACTCGCTATCTTCCTTCACTGGCTCTTCTGCGTTCCCACCAAACTCAATACCATCCTCGGACTCATCTAAACACACAAAGTTATCATCACATTCACATAACTTTGTTATACTCACTTACTCACGCAATTTAATCACATTATGATAATACCCATCCTCCTGAACCTCCCCAAATTCAACCCTCTCAAACTTATCACTCCCCAAATAATCATCAATTTCTATCAAATTCGCTTTATCAAACACCCCTTTCTTACTATCCGTGTCCACCCACTTACTCTTATCCTTCAAGATTCGACCTCCAACTCTCATCCCATTAATGCGCTTCACAATAGTATTCAAATTATCATCCAAATTGACCAAATACTCCCCAAAAAAATACTTCAACTTCTTAATCGCATATGTATGATGATACAATATAAATAAATTCATCACCACATTCCGATATGGACTAAACGGACGATGACAACGCCCCAACGCTTGATATATATTCGATAACCCCAGAGATGGAGCACCTCCATAATATGAAGTTTCACCCATCATACAACGAATCACTATATTCACCTCCTGCGGATACATATTATGCCCTTTGGTTAAAGCATTGGTTTTACCACTATACAATGATTTATATTCCTTCCCAAATTTTTCCATTAATGCCAATTTCTCCCTTGCAGTCCCATTTAATACCTTATAATCGCAAAATATATGCTGACTCACATCCTCCCCTTTTATCTTACGATGAGGTATCCATGACGGAATCCCATTATAAATTCCAAATTTCGTCTCAGATTGCGATGAAGCCAATATTTTACGAATCTTACCATAAATAGCCTCCAATTCATTCTTAGTCTTAGCCCTCTGAAAACTATATATATTAACCATTAATTTCGGTTTGTCCGGTAACTCATCATCATGCCCATAATTAACCAAATTTTTCTGACGACGATCACTCGCATTCAAACTAAACAACCGAAAATTATGCTTTAAATTTTGGGTCAAATTTTGCGATAACGCCCTGACAAACTTCGGTGTCTTACTAATATCATCACACACAATTACATCCCACTTAACACTCCCCAAATTCCATAATAACCACTCCGTATTCGATAAATTCTTCTTATTATTACTCTTATGCTTATTCAATCTGCCAAAATTAAACTTAGTCACACACCGACTCCGAGATGATACACTTGACGTAATGATATTATTTTTCGTCAACACGATCAATTTCCCATCAATTTGACATAATTCCACACTCTTTTTCTTCACTACCTCCGTATCCGTATGAAATTCACGTAATTCCGATAAACCCTGACACCACCTCTTAAATGCCTTTTGCCAAACCGGAAATAACATCCGTGGCGCACATATCAAAATCTTCTCCAAACCCTTCTCATTCAAGAAACGATGTATCGCATGTAAAGCAATCACCGTTTTCCCCGTCCCAACACCACATGAAATCACCGACTTCGGATCAAACTCAAAACTCGATCTATTATAATTATACATATCACTCTCACACATTTTTTGAATAGTTCTCCTTTGCCGAGAGGTCAAGGAGATTAAAGTAACATCCGAAAAAACACGCAAACACTGTTTCGAACACAAACGAATCGCTGATAACGTCACATATGTTAAATATTTACCTATCACCAACAAAAGCTCCTCCGGCAAATAATACCATAAACTTACTACTTCCTCCCCCTTGTCTTCTTCTTTTTCTTCAGGCTTAGGTTCAACAAATTTCGGTTTTAATTTTAAGGTAATCTTGGGTTTAATCCATTTCTTAGTTGTAGTCGACATTAATATGTAATGTTATAATAATTTAATTAGGTATACTAAATTATTATCAAAAAATATTTATAAATCAGATATATCTTGTTGGGTCACATAATCCAACAACCAGATATCCATCTGATTTACCTTTGGCAATCTTCGCTTGTCTTTCGGTGCCATCTTAAATGTCTTCTTACTCACATTTACCCTCTTATCCTTCCAAAATTTCTTAATATCCAAATCCAAGATCACCGACAAATCAGAAATCAAATTACTAATATCCTTAGGAGTATAAACCTTATCTACCAAAGTTAACACTTCTTTAATACTATCTTGACTGATATCCAGTTGATCATTGTCATTTCTCCAATTATTAACATGATTATACAACAAATATTTACATTGGTAATTATGATTGGTAGCAATTTTAAATGACTTATTAAAGTTCAATTTACCATTGCAATGATTTCGCAAATAATTCACCCTTGAGGTAATAAAAGATAATACCTCCCGAACACTCGTAAATATATAAAATTTGTTTTCCGAGGATTGACTCAAGACACCTTCTTTCGCCTTTTTCAACCATGGATATACTTGTTTCAGACCGTGATAACCATGATGGTGGTGAACAAAGATAGTTGATTCGGTTCTGTCTGGCAAAGTTTCTAAAAACTTTTGATATTCCACAGTTTCCAGAGGATCGATGACGGTGGTCCGATTATAAAAATTAAAATAGGTGCCATCTGTTTTCTTAGCCAATAATCTCATTAATTTAGTAACGTAAGATCCAGCACATTTAGGGACATGATAAAAATATATTACGATCATGAGTTGAAAATATATAACATAAATATTTTATTTATAATAGAATAATTAAACATACATGAATATTTATACACTTCATTCACTCGCTCCTTATTATTATCAGATTGTCTATAAAATTAATTATCAGAAACTTCAAAAACGATTGACATATGTGAATAATAATTTCCTGGTCCATGGAATAATGGAGCAATCATTTAGGACTACCGATTTTTCAATCAGAGAGACCATACAAAATCATCTTCAAAACATTGAACCGAACCACAGACGATTAACCAAAAATATTGGCCCCCATGATAAACAAGTTGAATTCATAATTCAATGGCATTCTCAAGCAAAATGTTGTTTTCGTAATTTTACGACATCATATCTCCAATTTGCTGAGTCCGTTAGACTTATGATTGGTAGTCAAACCATAGAGATTTACGATTCATCCTTGGTGCCAGTTTTGCAAAAAATATATCACATTTCTGATCCCAAGGTGATTCCTTTTTATATGACCACCCAAAATTATCTTAAAAATATACAATATTATCAGATTGGTATTGAATTTCAATTAAAAGAAAATCATGGAATGGATCATTTTGCAATTGAATATGATGAATATCCACTTAATGATGATCCATATTATAATCTCAATACATATCAAAATTATATCATATCAATCGTTCAAAAAGATTGGAGTGAACATTCCTTCATCGCCCAACCCTATCGTATTCCATTATTATTTAATGGAACGATCACTCATATCATTATCAAAACAAAAGCTACACTTAATCCCTATATCACACTCGAATGTTATGTTGACAGTTCGAAAAAGCATTTCAAAATCGAACAAATCCCACTAGCTGATAAATATAATGATCATTATGTATATCAGTTGGCTTCCCAACCCACTAATGCATTTTTGGCACACCGAATTGATGAAACATTCTTAATCATCGATGATTGCCAAGATTTAGATTCTTCTGATTTACAAATATATGCTATTTATTGTAATATATTTAGCGATATGAATGGTGTCTCAGGATTAACACAAGTTATTTGAAAATTAAAAAGATATAAATATTTTATTTATAATAGAATAATCAAACATACATGAATATTTATACACTTCTTTCGATTAATACTTATTATAGCCAAGCTATCTATAAAGATGATTATCTAAGACTTCAGAAACAATTAAAATATATTGACCACATGACGCAAGGAAGAATCGGTCAGTATCTAAAGGAAGAAGATTTTTCGATCAAAGAGACCATACAAAATTATCCTCAGGAAGAACCAACGCGTAAACAATTGACACAACAGATCCATCGCTCCACTCACCGTTTTGAAATAAATTTCCCAATATCACCATCTGGATGGTTTCGCAATTTCAAAACACCACACCTCCAACATATTGAACATATTGAACTTTGGGTTGGTGGTAATCCCATAGAAATGGTAGAGTCATCGCTCATACCTGCCTTGCAGAAATTATATCATATATCGGATCCAGAGGTGATTCCTTTTTGTATGACCACCCAAAATTATCTTAAATCATTATATTATAACCATATCTCAATTAACATTCTGTTGAAAGAAAACCACGAATTGGATAATTTTATTGTCGAATATGATGTATATCAATTAAATAATGATAATCTGTATTATAATCATAACACAAAGCAAAATTACAGGTTACAACATGTCCAAGGGCCCCTGGGATGTTCGATCATCCAACGTGAGGGAAACAACATTCCATTTGCTGGGAAAATCAGCCATATTATCATCAAAACAAAAGCCAAACTTCATAGACATGTCGCACTTAAGGTATACAAAAATGATTTCGAGTATTTTATGATTGAAAAAATTCCACTAACTTATAAATTGGATGATGTTTATGTATATCAATTGACATCCCAAGCAACCAATGGACTCGCAACATTTCGTTTCCTGGACACATATTTAGTGATGGACGATTTTGATCCCAGTGATTTACATTTACAAATGTATGTTATGAATTATAATATATATTTTGATTGTGGTGGAGTAGGAGGATTGAGATTTCCTCCTTGAATTACGTCAATATATATTTTATTATATTAAATAGAAAATATATATTCATGATTTCCACCACAAAATATTATCCATCTCAAAAACCCAATGTTGGATTTACACATTCCATGTGTCATCCCAATTCCAAAAAATTATTATCAGATTTGCTAGAAAATCATGATGTTAAAATTATTGCTGAAATAGGATGTTTTGTTGGTAGTGGATGTAATTTCTTAATGTCTCTCAAAAATGATCTTTCAATTGTAGCAATTGATCTTTGGGATAATCAAATCCTCATTGATATATTGAAAAATGATAAACAAATGACTATGTCACATAGACCAGCCATCCTCAAATTGATTGATAATCTAGAAAAATATCCATTATATGAAGCATTTCTTGAAAATACCTGGGAATATAAAGATCATATCTTACCATTAAAAATGGACAGTTTGGATGGACTTAATAAAATGAAAGAATTAGATATCACACCGGATATTATTTTCATTGATTCATCACATGCTTACGAAAATACCAAAAAGGAGATCCTATTGTCACTAGAATTATTTCCCAATGCTATCATTTGTGGTGATGATTATATTGATTTATATGATGGTGTTATCAGGGCTGTTAATGAGGTAGCCAATAATTTTAATTACCCATTAAAAATAATCGGTGGTGCTTGGTTACTCAACAAGTAAACATAGATAAAACAATGTTCGAAAGTTATTGTTTTATATTGATAATTTAATTGATATTTTGATATTTTGATAACTAATTATTTACCTTGTTGCTTCTTACGAAGTTCCCATTGATCCATCGAAAGTTCACCTAGGCCATCTGACGAACCGAATTTTTCGTATGTAATCAAACGATCCTTTAAGATATACATAACCATAAAAGCAATCAAGACCCAGAACCAGGTTTGGTTGGTCAAATCATTCAGAGTTTCTAGAAACATATCAAGCATTTTGTTATATTTCGAGTTATATACTTATTCATTATTTTAATTTACAAATGCTTGGGAATTATGTCATCATCTTTATCTCTCTATAATACTGAACAAATTTTTGAAGATATTCATCCAAACAATCTTCTGACGTAACCCGATGATCATTCTTCCGAAACTCATAACGATTCCTTTCTGAGCTTGGGCTTGCCAACTTTTTCACCGTCCACCCATCATTGATAGCATTATAAATAAATACCATGGTTTGGAAATCTACCAAACTATCCAAATTTACCGGACCCATCTGAGGCTTTGATGACATAGTATATATACATAATTAAGGTGAAAAAAATGTCCTAATAGGCGCGAAACATCGGAAAAAAGTTATCTAAAAATATTTTGATCTTCTAACTTAGCTATAACCATCTCAAAAATATCCAAATATTACTATGTCCCTTGAACTCTTCTACAATTCCCCTGAAATTATCGAAGCTGGTGTGGATGAATGCGGTCGTGGTTCCCTCATTTCTCGAGTTTATGCTGGGGCCGTTATTTGGGACGCCAATATTACCTCATCATTAATCAAAGATTCGAAAAAAATTAAAAAAGAAAGAGATTTCAATATTGCATATGATTTTATCCGGGAAAATGCCATCGATTATGCCACTGCATACGTTGAAGCCGAAGAAATCGATAAAATTAACATTCTCCAAGCTAGTATGAAAGCCATGCATTTGGCCCTCGATCAATTAGGTTTACGTCCCCAACATATCTTAACCGATGGTAACCGTTTTAATCATTATATGGATAAATTCAATGATGATGAAGTAGTTCCTCATACTACTGTTGTGCATGGTGACGCTCTTTATTATTCAGTGGCGGCGGCCAGTATCTTGGCCAAAGTAGAAAGGGATCGTTATATGGTTCAATTATGTGAAGATAACCCAGAACTAAATATATATAATATAGCCAAAAATAAAGGATACGCATCCGCAGAACATCGAAAAGCCATCGAACAATGGGGGATTACCCCATTGCACCGAAAGACGTTTGGTATTTGTAAGCAGTATGCGTCAAATTAGTTGTAAGCAGTATGCGTCAAATTAGTTGTAAGCAGTATGCGTCAAATTAGTTGTAAGCAGTATGCGTCAAATTAGTTGTAAGCAGTATGCGTCAAATTAGTTGTAAGCAGTATGCGTCAAATTAGTTGTAAGCAGTATGCGTCAAATTATTTGTAAGCAGTATGCGTCAAATTAGTATTATATAGATAGGTGTCAAATATTAGGAAAAAAATGGTTTCCTAATATTTCTACAAAGTTAATAATAATTATTAGATAGATTGGGGGAAATATATTACTTTTGAATTTATTCATCGGCTTCGCTGTTGCTATCACTGTCATTGTTATTGTCCTTGTCCTTGTCATCCTCCTTCTTATCAGGAGAAGCTCCTGAATAATTAGGACAATCTTTAGCATAACACTTGGAGGGACCTTCACATACCAATGTATAAATTTGGTTCGGATCATTCAAGTATTCTACCGCATCTTCAGTCGCATGAGGATTCTTAATCCACGTTCGACCAGTCAAATGAGCAATTTCTTTGGAATTACGCTTGGGTAACGCCTCACGTTCTGTTTCATCAATCTTATCGAATGCTAACTTATCACGATTGGAATCATATTCCGAATAACGCTCTTTGAAATTCATCGAATCAAATTTCTCCTGACCCAATGCCTTCAATTCCTTTGGTGTCCAATAGGGCAAAATATATTGAGCCACAAACTTTTTGGTCGCTTGGTCCATAATTTCATTATCAAAATAATCAATGCAACAGAAAATCGATGTCCAAATACACTGATAAGGGTCATCAATATACTCCTTGTATTTAATGATCACCTTTTCTGGTGTTTTCTCAACAATCTTCATTCCATGACTCTTAAAATATTCACGATCTTCATCAGTCGCTTCATCACTATCCAAACTATAAGTCCGGGTCTCAATCTTACTTGGTTTCCCCTCCTTATCAAGGTTTTTCAAATCACGAGTTTCAACCGTAATTTGTTGGCCCATTCCGCGGAAAAAATTACGCTCCCAATCCGTAATCTTATATGTTTCAAAACTATCATTCATTTCAATAAATAAATTCTTTTCCCAATCTGTCATCTCAAATTCCACATCAAACTTGTGAGTCGTCTTTCCATCCTTCTCTTCATCCTTATAACGTTTTCCTACTGTCTCTGCATTATCTTTCATCCAAGAACAATACTTGAGATAAAAATTCATGAAATCAGAGCCAATTCGGCCAGGGATTTCAATCGGCGCTGTGCGGTCCATTTCATCCAATCCGCCATAAAGATCATCAATCATGTCACTCAAACTCTTGGAATACTTGAGGAATTCCACTGGAAATTCCACGATTTTGTCGTTTTCACCATTCAATTGAAGTTTAAGAACACCTTCGCAGGTAGTCGTATCAAGGGCCATAGCCAAGGTGGTTGAAGAAGAAGAAGAAGTTGCCATATTTTCGTAATATATATGTGTATACTTGTGATATGTATAGTAAAAAATCAATTTTTTTTATAGGTCAATGTACTCGTCACAAATTAATCAATTTTTTATTCTTCATAATAACGCCCTTATTTCTTCCATTACCTTCACATCTACATAATTATACTCACAAATTCGCGCGATTTCCTCATCATCACCCAATAAAGTCCCCTCTAATTGACATCTCCGATCAGCCAACCACGCCATAATCATCGCTTGGCTCCCATCCAAACCCTGGGTCCATTCAGTCTCAATTTCTCCCAATTCGACCAATTGAGTGGCAATATCCTTCAATCCATAGCTATAACACCCAGGAATCGTGGCGTTTTCATACGCAAAATGCTTATATAAATCAACCCAATAACAGTTATCAGGCAACTCAAATCCCGCCTTTCGCAACAAATTTGGTTCCGCTTGACTCCAATGAAAAATAGGCACTTGAGGTCCCAAAGATCTCAATTTTTCCATCATCATTTCAAGCAACGATTTTTCCTCCTCCTGAGTCAACTGATCAACCAAATATTGAATAAATTCCAACTCAGGTTCCTCTTCCTCATAATACTTAATCAATAAACCCGCCAAAAAAATCTGCCCCGGTCTCTTATCCAAACTACTAACACTCTCAAAATCCAAATATACCTCCACTGGTGCACTAATATGGATCCTTGGCAAATATAAATGACGTCTCTCAATAAAATTCCCTATACGGCTCCCATTATTTAATTTACTCACAATTGACGGAGTTAATTGCGATATTTTAGTGATACCCATCTGATGCAATTCTTGACGTGTGCTCACATTCAAATAACTAATTTGTGTCAATTCTTCCTTCTCATCGGCCAAATAAACTTTGGCCGATTTCCATTGTGAATCATATTTATTCTTCATATTAGGATATATGTCCTTTAAGGACACCTGATCAATCTGATTTAACCATTGGATACCCTCATGAATCATCTCATCATGATCATGTTTAGGGATCAACCCAAACTTCTTCTGACGATCATAAATCAAGGCCGGACTGATCGCACCTATTCTCAATTGATCCACTCGATGACTACTACTTAAGGTCTTTCCATCACTTAATAATTTCAAAGTGGTCAACTTAATCTTAATGGGTATATATTGAATTTGATGAGGTTTTGATTGGAAATACAATAATTCATGTTGGAAATCAATCAATGTTTGCGGACGTTGTTCCGGAAAAATCAACCGAAACACATCCTTCCGAATTAACATATCATAGGTATCCCATAGGGTATACTTATCATGTTGAATTCCCAATTGTCCCATGAAAATAATATCAATTTGGCGTTCCATCGCTTCTTGTGTTTCCTCTAACAAATGGCAATCATACTGCAATTTAAGAAGTAATTCTTGATAATTTGGGATATCGAGGAGATTATTTAAACTAGCATTCAATACTCGATAAGTCATCTGATTGGACTGGGCAAATTGACGAACTTTCGAGATAGTACTTAACTTAAATTGAAGATTCAATTGATTATAATAATCCAAAAAGGGAGTTGGATCCCTTAAATATTCATCTTGATGAGCATCCAACCAATCTAAAATTGGGTCCTCTCGGAAAAAATTAGTCAATCGATTGATTGAAAAAAGATGAGGTAACTTCGAGGCTTGTTGATGGGGTGGCGGAACATAATCCTCATTTGAAACTATTAACTGTCTTCGATTTCTTCGACGCCGGCGCCGAGGCAACTTGGATATTTTAGCGGCTGGTAATAAATCACCTTGAGTAGGACGCTGTCGCGTTTGACTGCGAGTTCGCTTACGACGAGTAGTAGAAGTAGTCGCAGAAGTGGTTGTTTGAGCATGCTTAAGAGTATGAAAATGCATAATTTGGGGTAAGATCTTACGAAACCATTCTGGTTCTCGTTTAATCACAGTGGTCCATGTTTTACGAAGAATCCAGTAAACTTTTTGATCTGGATGTAATTGTCCAAAGGGTAATTTGGAATCAGTGGGTTTTTCAGATGTCAATTCAAATTTATATTCCGCATAAAGACATTCATCGATTTCAGGCCATACTGCCATACAAATTTGCGTTTGAACCCAATACTCTAAAGGTACACGATAGGTAATTTGACGTTGCATGGGACATTTCATCTCGATGAGTCTGGCTTTCCCATTGATAACTTGAATACCATCGGGACTGGCACCTAAAAATGGATATTCATCATGTACTTTTAATCCCAATTCTCCAATAGGACTTTGGGTGGTTTGCTCCAAATGTTTGAGAGCCACTGGTTCCAAAAGAGTACCCCAGGTGGTGGGGGTTACCTCATAATATTTGAGGTTTTCGGGAGTGATGGGATCAGGTGGGGCTTTGGGAGTCGGATCAGGCTGACTTTGAAGCAAATCGTTATAAGAGTGATATGAATTGAGGTGAAGTAAGGAGGCTGTTCGGGAAGCGGTAATGAGGTTTTGGCGTTTGGCGTACCATTCGGGTGTTCTTTGGGGGATTTGGGGGAGTTTTTGGTAATCTGAGATGCTTTTGAGCATTTGAAATTCCTTTTTAGATATAAATTAAGATATATGAAAATAATATTTTTATATTTATATTAATATTATGAATATAAAGTTTGATGATTTAATTCTATTCTGAGAATATAAAGATAGAAACACCAATGCCAAAAACTGTTTCCGTCACTACACGTCAACTTGACATCGATTTTAATATCGGTATGGAAGTCACTTTGGATGATCCTTTGTTTGAGTTAGTATATAAAAAAATCAAGAAAGCAGTGCAAGGTCATGAAATCTCTCCTGGTAATATTACCATTTTAGTGACTTTATGCATGCAAGCTGTTGCTAAAATACCTGAATTATCAGGTCAACAAAAGAAACGATTTGTAATCGATTTAATCAAGAAAATCATCGGAGATTTGGAAAATGTATCCAAAGAGGACAAACAAGCTTATCATGTTTTGATCGATTTTACTTTACCTGGTTTGATCGATGCATTAGTAAGTGCTTCCAAAGGCAAATTTGATTTTAAAAAGGTACAACAAGGGGCAAGTATGCTTTTTAGCTGTTGCCGAAAAAGTGGTGGTGATTAATTAGTTTGATTGTTTTGATCCATCTCATTTATTCTCTGAATAATTTTCTCATCCAGCGGAAAATATTCCAAGCCTAATATCCAATTCATCGAATGTGACGCTTTAGTTCCCGATGTTTTACGATAATTGATTAATTCTTCATTTGGTTCATAAATATACCAATCTAAATGTTTGATCTGAAAATCGCCAGCCACTCGAATCGACTTAAAATAACAAAATATTTCATGATACACTGGTATGAATTTAGATGAAAATATAGCCGGTGTTCCATCTATAGCGGTCGGTTTATATAATATATAATCATGACCATTAATATTTTCATGATGTTCTAATGATTTAACCCAAAACCGCCTTTCTAATTTTAAAATATCTTCCTTGAGTGGGTATTCATCTGGTATATCATCAATCCTCAATGCGCCACCAATTTGAAAATCATCACCATGATGTTTCGAAATATTGATCAGATGTCTAAAATAATGTTTCGTTTTTGGAATTTCACAATCCGGATCAGATTTACCAAAATAATTAAATTTATACTTTTGATAATATTCTTTCGTCAATCTAACCAAATTTTTAAATCCAACCCGCGCCAAATTCACATCACTCACATTTATTTTCCCATAATACTGATCACGAATCCTTTCCACTTTAATCCACGAATCTCCTTCTATGCTTTGATAATAATCCAATAGGGGTTGATAAGTACTATTATGATCCACTATGATGACCATTTCAATATCTTCTTGATGATAACGAAGACTTTCTACTTGAATTTTGAGTACATCAAGACGATTATGATTCATAATGAAATAATATATTTTATCATCCGGAAGACTCATTGGATTGGACAATTTATATATTATATTTAGCTTATAAAATATATAAATTAACCTTAAGATTACATCTATATTTATATAAGGTTACATCTATATTTATTATATATATGTATATAAATATAGATGAAGATCAATTGGTTGAATAAGAAAACGATTGACCATCAGTTGGTCAAAAAATTACTCCAAGAAAGCGAGACACTCAATCATTTTACCAATTATGGCCCCTTAGTTCAAGAGCTTGAAAAAAAATCTCGATCATGGTTCAACATCTCTGAACATAAAGCCATCATTGCCGTTAATAATGCCTCGGCTGGTCTACATGCACTAGCTTCTGGGATTAATAAATGTAAAAATAAAGTCTTGCGATATGCTACCCAAAGTTATACCTTCCCCCCTTCTGCTCAAGGTTCACTTAAAGACAGTATTATTGTCGATATTGATGATGAAATTGGTCTGGATTTAAGTCTGGTTCCATTGCACCTGGTAGATGGAATTATCGTCACCAATATATTCGGCAATTTAACAAATTTAGATAAATATGTGACCTGGGCTGAAACACACCATAAAATATTATTATTCGATAATGCTGCCACCGCTCTGTCTAACTTTAAGGGTATCAACGCATCCAATTATGGCCATGGGGCAGTCATCAGTTTTCATCATACCAAACCATTTGGCTTCGGTGAAGGGGGTATTGTTATTGTAGATAGGGAATATGAAGAATGTGTAAGACAATGTATTAATTTCGGTATAGATAATAGCCTTCCATTTCATGAATCATATTGGCATCGAGAAGGGTCCAATTATAAAATGTCCGATATTGCCGCCGCATATATTTTACAATTTTTACAACGAAAATTTCATACCATCCAAAATCAACACACTCAACTGTATCATAAAATGCAACATGAAATTCAGAATATTGAAGGAGTCTCTTTAATGTCTAATATGTCCGATGATGTACCAATTGTAACATGTTTCTGTCTAATTTTTGATGATGCCAACAAATCCTCAGAGCAACCTTTTTTAGACCAAGATATTTATTGTCGAAAATATTATAAACCTTTGGTACAATTACCCAAAACTTCTTGGGTTTACGACCACGTACTCTGTCTTCCATGTCATTCTGATATGAACAGTGACGATATTGATCTGATTGTAAATATCATTAAGAAAATTCTCAATTGAGTTATTTTTTAAGAAATCATTATGAATTTATATTGTATATATAAATTCATAATGCCGATCAGTGATAAGTATAAAACTATTTTTGTACATATCCCCAAAACAGGAGGACAAAGTATCAACCGAATGTTAGAATTAGAAGCAAAAAAAGAACATCTGATTAGTGTCACCGAACCTATTTTACAACATATTTTACCAGCTGAAATCAAAAAACGGATCCCGGCTAAAAAATGGAACACCTACTATAAATTTACTATCATTCGCAATCCATATGAAAAATGTTTGTCCGATTTCCTGTGGTTCAAATTCCAATTTTGTCCCAGATTTGATATTCCCGTCACCACATTCGGTGAGACATTCCAAAAACATCTGGAATACCGAAAAAATATTGTTAATCAAGGAAAATATACAGGTATGTTTGACAACCATTTTATTCCCATGGTGGATTATTTAAAAGACATTGATTATGACAAAATTTGTAGATTTGAAAATCTAACCGAAGATATTGAAGATGTCAAAAAACATATCAATAATACCAATGAACTTAAAAAAATAAACGCAACTAACCACACAAATTATCAAAGTTATTACGATGATACCTGCCGACAACTGGTCGAAGAAATGTATGGTGAAGACATCAAATATTTCGGTTATTCCTTTGATTAATTGAATCCAGATCAATCACTTTCCTTGATCCCTTTCCTTGATCCCTTTCCTTGATCCCTTTCCTTGATCCTACATGGATTACCCCAGGCTCGAGCATTATTCGGTATATCACTCACTACATTAGAACCACAGCCGACCACACATTGATCACCTATCCTCGTTCTCGGTTTAACAACTGTTCCGGCACCTATTAAAGTTAACATCCCTATCGATACATGACCACATAAAGTACTTCCTGGGGCTATATGAGTATATGATCCGATTACACTATCATGATTGAGACTGGAATTTGTATTGATAATACAAAAGTCACCGATTTTCACATCTGGTTCTATTTGTGCTCCAGCACACACTAAAACACCCTCTCCAATTTTAAAATTATATGGTTCAACAACTGTTGGATGAATTAAATTACACCACCTCAAATCCATTGTTTTCAAATCATTCACGATATTATGGCGAATTTGATTATCACCAATGGAACAAAAAAACACACTCATTTGAGGAAATGCCAACGCAGAGGGAAGCGAATCTTGGAGCACATTTAAATCACCTAAATAGGTGATCCCTGGTGGTAATTGGCCTGTTAGATCGCGATCATCATATACACCCACCACGTTAAAGCATCCTTTCAAACAGGCTATATTATAGGCCACTTTGAAATGTCCGCCACCACCAATAAAAATCAAATTTGTCTTACTGTTCATACAATGTATTATAATACCAAGAATCTTTTAATCAAAATTAAAAAATTTAATTAGATATAATGAGTTATAATTCTTTACCTAAATATATTTGGATCTTTTGGGGTCAAGGGTGGTCTCAAGCTCCCTTGGTTGTCCAAAAATGCAGAGAATCATGGATCAATCAGAATCCGGATTATCATATTAAATCACTAGATCTCACATCATTTGATGATCCAGAACTATTCACACCTGCCGAAAAACAAAATATGACCACTCATTTGTCCACCTTTAAAACAACTGATACGGGCCTCATGACCAATAAAAGTTGGTATCTTCGAGCATTTTTATTACAAAAATTGGGAGGAATTTGGGTTGATGCTACGGTATATTGCCGAATTCCATTGAAAAAATGGTTACCTGAAATGTTGTCTGACAACCACTTTTTTATATTCCAATGGAAAACATTCTCTCGCAACACTTTGTTATTCGATAAACCACTTGACTATATTTCCACCTTACCAACATGGGATAATACATCTATTAGATATAAAGGTGGTAATATTAGCAGTTGGTTTATGGTGGCTGATAAAAATAGTTACTTGGCCTCTAAATTTTTTGAAGCCACCGTGGCACTTTTAGATTTAAAACCCACCAAATTACCATATTTCGCAGCCCATTATTTATTCCCCTATAACTATTATAACGACACAAAATACAAAGAATTATATGATAAACTGGTCATCAAAAATGATACATATACATCAGAAGCATGTCATAATGTTAGGGAGGGAAAACCATTAGGCGATATCCCAGTTCAAAAATTACAATGGAAGAATGGATGGAATAACAAAGATATTTTGGAGAAACAACATCATGTAATGAACATGTTTAATGAGAATAAGATACATTAAAAAATATAAATTAATACATATTAATACAGATATTGTAAAGATATTGTAAAGATATTGTAAAAATATATTATCATGACCACTGTTTTAATTCTTACCACAGATCAGCTTACTTCAACGCATATTGATGACATTATCTCACTGAAATCTTGTTTCTGGGATTTCGATTATGATTCGCAAATTCGATGGTTTCGAAAATATATCAGATCAGTCGATGAACATCTTCTTACGTACTATGATGATCAATTGATTGGTTATTGTGTCCTCCGGAATTTGGATACATACTCCATTTTAGATACGGTTATTGTCCACCCAAAACATCGTGGCCAAGGTTTAGGCAAACAGATTGTGTCCAACATATGCCTGCACAAAACTCTGCCTATTTTTCTTCTGTGTGAAGGGAAAAATGTCCATTTTTATCATTGTAATAATTTTGAAATTTGCAAAAACGTTTCCTTTCAAGACAAAGAGGTTGCGGATAATTTAATAATCATGGGTCGAAATCATACATCCGACTTGAATATGTCTATTGATTATTATGGCTGATGATTGAAAATGAAAATATTGTACATAATAAAATTATAACTATTTATATATTTCAAATAGTTATGATCACATTTAACAAACCTTTTTTTGATGATAAATGTTTAACATATATTAAGGATACCGCCATTAATGGGCATCAGTCAGGTGACGGAATTTATAGCCGAAAATGTTATGATTTTTTCAATAAACATTTCGGGTTTAAACATACTTTACTCACACCTTCATGTACTCATTCGATGGAAATGATGGCTTTATTACTCAATGTTACTCATACTGATGAAATTATCGTACCCAGTTATACATTTGTTTCCACTGCTAATGCATTCGCTAAATATGGTGCCAAAATTGTCTGTGTTGATTCCAAGTCAGAACACCCTAATATTGATCCCAAAGAGATAGAAAAAAATATCACCCCACACACCAAAGCCGTGGTTGTCGTTCATTACGCTGGATATCCATGTGATATGGATCAAATTGCATCTATTTGCCGAAAATACAATATAATCCTCCTCGAAGATGCCGCCCAAGCTCTCAATTCTTATTATAAGGGCAAAGCCCTCGGTTCCTTCGGTCAAATGTCTGCCTTTTCATTTCATGAAACCAAAAATTTTAACTGTGGAGAAGGTGGACTCTTGGTCATCAATAATTCCCATTTTTTAGAAAGAGCTGAATATATTAGAGAAAAAGGCACCAATCGGACTTCATTTTTTAAAGGGGAAGTTCAAAAATATGAGTGGATCGATATCGGATCTTCCTATCTCTTGTCAGACCTAAATGCCGCATACCTTCTTGTTCAATTTGAAATGATTGATCAGATCCAAAATAATCGAACTAAAGCCTGGTTTACCTACTATCACGCGCTTAATTCAACTAAACATCAACATATATTTAAATTACCACCTTTATACACACATATTGATATGAATTGTCATATTTTTTATTTAGTTTTCCATAAACGCCATGATTTAGATCAACTGAAGCACAACATGAAACAAAATGATGTTCTCTGTACTACACATTATGTTCCCCTACACTTAAGTAAATTCTATCAAAAACATTATAAACACAAAACTCTACCTTATTCAGAACATTTTGGGCAACATATCTTAAGGTTACCTTTGTATTATAATATAAACATTGAGGATCAACATAAAGTATTAAATATTATCAAAACATTCTTAAGTCAGTCAAATATATAAACATATTCATATATAAATATATAAAAATTATTACATATAAATCTAATATTAATTATGAGTATCTCAATTCTAGAACATCCTTCTTATTATAAATCATATGAATTGTTGAAAACAATTGGTCAGGATATCAAAGTATTACATTATCACTCACATGTTTTACTGACTCTTAGACAACTCTTAGGGTCCAAACGAATTACCTATGTCGAAATCGGAACAAATTTTAATCCCTTGGTCAGCAATCTGATCTTTTCCTCAGATGATCCGACTGATTTAATTATTATTGATAGTCTACATGACAAAATTATATCTGAAAATGAGACTAAATTTTTAGATCAAACATTCAAATATTATAAACCTATCCATCATGTAAAATTGGTTGCCAATAAAACATTCGATAAACACACCACCACTTCTTATCTCAAGAAATTATTAAAAAATAACACCATCGATCTTATATTTATTAATGGGTTACCAGGATATCGCCAAGTAGTTCACAATTTCATTAATATTCACGACCAAATGTCACCTGATAGTTATATAGTTTTTAATAATTACTTAGATCATGTGTATTCACCACATGTTAAACGCGGAGTAGATTGGATCACTAAACTCTTCAAACCTTGGTATAATATCATTGGCTGTTTACCAAATGTAATTCAAGCCGATGGAGGACCATTCGCCAATTCATCAATGGAAACACATTATAACAATTTTATTCTGCATAAAAAAAAGGAAGAGGTTCATATTAATTTTGCGATCATCATGGCAACTTATCATCGAAAAAATGGTTCAACCCTTAACAAAATAAAAAAAGCTTTCCATTCAATTCAAAAACAAAGTTATCCGCATTGGACATTAATTTTGGTGGGGGATAAATACGAAAATCCCGAGGAATTTGATGAAATTACCAAGTTAATTCCAGAAGATAAAATCATTTATCAAAATCTTGATCAAGCCTATGAGAGAGAATTACATCAACAAGGTAAAATTACGGTCAGACAATTATGGAACAATGCCGGAGCTTCCGCCATGTCAGCTGGTTTAGATATAGCACAGAATGCTGGTTTTACACATGTTGCTCATCTAGACGATGACGATACTTGGGAACCTAATCATCTGGAAGAGCTCAATAAAACATATTTAGAGTTTCCCGAAACTATTTTTGCTTATACATGTGGTCGTTTTATTAATAATATCATCCCAAGACAAATAGATGACGTCAAAATACAATATGATAATCTACCACCAGTAGGTCGCAATTTATTACATTCTGCCACTTCCTGGAGACTGGATTTTATTGACTTACGTTATCCCAAAATTAATTTGGAAAATGTTGATCAGGCAGCACAAGAGGTTTTAAATACACCTGCCGATGCTCTCATGTGGGAAAGAGTTCGTAAATATATGGCCCAACGACAATATTCAAGTATGTATATCCCTCAAATTACAGTCAATCATTTGGAAGAAGGTGCTGATTATTTCTAAAAAATATTAAGATTTGTTGATCACCTTAATATTTTTCGTTTGTTTACTTTTCATTGGTTTTGTTTTCATTTGGTTTTGTTTTCGATGAAGTCGAAAATTTTTTGTTGTTGATTCTCATAACTGAACAATTCATATGCTTTGTCCTGAGCTTTCATACCCAACTCATAACACTTGATGCGATCATCATATAAACATTTGATTAATTTCATTATTTGCTCTGTATTCTTAGGATCACGAATAAAAATCCCATCATCATCTGTCAAATTAAAACCATTCCCTTGATTATTCTGACACATATCACTTGTAATAAGAACACTACCTTGCAAGACCGCTTCTGTGCCCAAAGGAAAACCCTGAAAAGTATCTGTTTGATGCAAATTTAGATAAACATCTATGTTATTATGATAAAATTCATCTAACTCTTTCTGGGGCAATTTAGAATGATACTTAATTATATCTAATTTTCCGTATTCATCACAATTACCACATGCATTAAATTCTATCTCATCATCTGGATATTTAGTCACATACATTTTGACAATTTCTTCATATAATACATATCCTTTCTCTATTGGGTGACCTAGCGATGTAAAACACACTCCAAAAGATAAAGTTGACAACATTTTTTTTCGGCGTTTGGGGGTGTCTTTTTGTAAATAAGTAGCCCCATATACATTCTTGATAATTTTATTGTTAAAGCAACCACTGACATAATTATAGACATTACTTTGGGTCAATACTAACTTAATTTGCGGTGGTATTTGATATAAATGTATATAAAGTTCCTCTGTATTGCATCCTCCACCTGGATACAAATGAATCATTTGCCTTTCTAGATATTGAGGATAGGATTTTTGATACAACAAATAGGACCAAATAAATATATGATACATTGATTCATATTCACTCATCTCAAAGGGTACATTCCGATATTTTTTGAGTCTCAATAAATAACTACCTGGATATTTTCCAATATATTTAGTGCCATCGAAATCCGGGGAATTATATTTTTGCAATCCTTTCTTATTTTCTTCAAAAATTAAAATATCATACTTCGATAAATGATGACTCTCATATAGTTCTTCCCAGTTAAAATTATCACCCACATTAAAATCCTGATCATAATATTTAATACAAAGTATATCAGTCTCATACTTCTCTATAAATGACTTAATTTCCTCAATCCGCCATTTGGCAAACTTATTCGGAAACAACAAATCATTCACTAACACTCTCATGAATACTTTTCTATATATACTAATACATTTATAATATTATAAATATATTAAACTACCCAAATTATTCCAATAACTCTAAACATATCTTCAACTCCAAATAATTCGGATCAAATCCACACTCCTTCTTCACATGCTCTTTCTTCTTCTTCAATAACTTCTCATCCACTTGAGTTTTTAAACACTCACTCATCTGCTCAAACTGTTCACTTGTCATACTCAAATATGGCTCCTTTTCCAACATACCCTCACCAATTAATCGTACAATATGATTTTCTACCGTCTCCGCTTTAACCGTTAACTTATCCTTGATCAAGGTCCGCCATGATTCACCTGTCTTCTGATTTCGGCCCTCATAATCCTTTAATACTTCATAACTTTTCAATTGATTAGCATTTAGCTTCTTCTTCTTCTTTTTGTTGGATACCTTTCGGGTGGTTGTGCTAGTTATACTGGTTGTGCTGGATTTTTCGGAACTATGATATCCATTCAGTAATTCGACCAGATCCTTGCCCACCTTTTGGATCGTTTGACTCGTCATTCCATCCAGGCTCATCAGTTTACATATATTTGTCGGCAATGGCATTCCCAAGATTTGATCAATTACCTGATCTGGCAACAACAAATACGGTGGTAAAGAATGCTCCTGAGACTTTTGCAAACGAAATTCCTTCAATAAGTTCAACAAATGTTCCGTCTCTGCCTTACTTTGCACACTCAACTTTGACATTGACTTCTGTTTCATCATCTTAATCAACTCTGCATTCGGACGCAACCACAACTCACCAGCCGGGTCCACACTCACTTTCTTATCACCCAAGGTGACCACTTGAATCACTCCCGAACTTCGCGAATTAAATCGCTTTTTCCCATATAATCCCCCTAATTTCTCATACTTCAAATAACCATGATCGATCATCAACTCCCCAAATGCCCGCCACCAACTCTGGGTCTGATGTGACCCCTTATTATAATATGGGTTATGTATCAAACTCTTATTGAATTTCTGACTCTTCGAACCTGTCAAAATACCAACCAAATTAGTCCACCCATAATTTCGATATAAATTCTTTACCATATCCACCATCAATTTCGCTTCCTTACTTACCTCAATTTGATTAGTTCGTTTTTTCTCCATATAATGATCCATCTCTTCATGCTCATCATCCGCCTGGGGATTTGATGAAACCACTCGTGTTTTACGGTTGCTAGAAGTGGATAACGTGGATGACGAGGATGAGGCCGAGGATGAGGTATGTTGCAAATGACAATTATCACATTTCCCACATTTAATACTCTCATCCACCGGCCAATCATGATATAATTGTTCACGTTGAAAATACGAGTCTATCTGCAATTGACGACAGACTGTCGTGTTCGCCCACTTCCGAATAATCTGTAATAAATACATATGATGCTCAATTACTTGCGGATTCGTCATCTTGCCTATTAAAAACTTATGAATATGGAAATCGCGATTGGACCAATACAAATAACATTGACTTTCCAAACCATCCCGACCAGCTCGACCAATTTCCTGATAATATGTCTCAATGTTCTGAGGTATGCCCCAATTAATAATCTTACGAATATTCGGTTTATCAATACCCATCCCGAACGCAATCGTCGCCACTACCAAATGACACCGATCATAAATAAAATCATGATGTACACGCTCCCGTTCGCGGTCACTTAAACCCGCATGATAGGCCTCTACAGTCGTATATTTCGCCTGGCGAAGGGTGTCTCGAATCTCTTCTGATTCCTTACGTGTAGACACATAAATAATGCATGTCTCGGGATCCTTAGCGAACTCTTCAGGTGGTTTTAAAATTTCACTTAAACTTGACATAATCCGACTTTCCTTCTGACGTACCCAAATGCCCAAATTCGGACGAACCGTACTTGCTTTCACTATTCTGGGATGCTCCAACGCTAAGGCATCTGACATATCCTGGATAATAGTTGGAGTAGCGGTAGCAGTTAAAGCTAAAATGGGAACCTGAGGGATCATATCGCGCAAACCACTTAAATTTCGATAACTTACCCGGAAATCATGTCCCCATTGACTAATACAATGAGCTTCATCGACTGCCAACAAACCTAAAACATGATTATCGAACATATGATTTAAAAAACTACCTTTGGTATCCATAAATTCGGGAGTAGTATAGACGACTTGGTACTCCCCATTAATGACTCGGTTCATCGTACTATAAAGTTGTCGAGTTTTGCCGGATAAAGTGACACACGCAATGTTTTTGGCCAGCAAGGACATTTTTTGATCTTCCATGAGTGATAACAGAGGGGAAATGACTACGGATGTTTTACCAGTATAGACGGCGGGAAATTGATAACAAAGACTTTTGCCTAGGCCGGTGGGAAGAATGGCGCAGACATCTGTCTGATCGACTAAGATAGCATCAATGATTTCTCTTTGTTTTCCTCGGAAGTTATTGAATCCAAAATATTGTTTGAGACTGGCTTGGTATGCTTCGGTATTATATTTAAGTTGGGTTTGGGGTGTGATCTTGAGAGATATTTTGGGTTTTTCGATTTTTTGAGGTGGTTCTTCTTCATTTTCGGAATCTGATGAAACTATGATGATTTCATTTTTCTTGAAAGACATTAAAAATTTTCTTACCTTTGTTTAATTACTTTTTTATATATTTAGAAAATCATTAATTTCTAAATATGTTTTGAAACATTTATTTTTGTATGTTTTGTTTATTCATGTGTTTTCTTTTTCCATACTTCATAAAAATTATGATAGCAAGGACCCCAGCCACCCTTATCCACATAAACAGTTGCAAAATTATTCTTTATTAACACGCGATCAATATATTTTTTTTGAGATATGTCATGATAATCATTTTCCATAATAATCATATTAATGTTGTCTAAAATATCTGGGAAATCTATTAAAATATAATAAAATGCACCTTCACAATCTAATATCAAGGTATCAAACTCGATCTTATATTTATCACACAATTCATTGAAAGTTATACTATTTACTTTTTTGTATCCATCTAAGACCACATCACTTTCGATAGTCGTCCATGTTTTTTGAATTAATTTTCTTTTCGACAGTGCTGAGTTTTCCACAAAAAAAGTCATCTTGTTTAAATTGCGATTGTGAATTAGTTGCGTTGATATCGCGGTATTACTCTCCATGGTCACAAAATTCTCATTGTGCTTTTGTCTTAAAATATAACCGATGACCAAACTATTTCTGCCTATATTACTCCCTATTTCCAATACTTTTTCATGTCCAGTCAAATATCTGACTACTATTCGTTGTTCTGGTAATTCTTGATCAAAACGACCGTAAACAATTTGAAGATTTTCGTGAATATTTCTCAATTCTTCATGAATTATATTTAAGTATATACCTTTGATGTATTCGGGGATTTCATCTGTATATATTTTACAATCCTTTATATCAATGTATATATCCTTAGTATGATCATATTTGGTTATCACACTATCCTTAATTATAAATATCGATTTAAGCTTTCCGGGCAGAGGGTCCCCAAAATTCTTGGCTCGATTGATATCACCACTTGGTATATGTATTATATTTTGTTTGATTAACTTTTCATGAGCTATTTGAGTAACATCTATGTTCTTATCAGCTGATCCATATTTGATCAATATCATTATACTTATATATATAATGATATATATTTTCGGATATATTTTTTACATGTTTTATTTTCCTGCATAAGCAAACATCGTCGGATTTCCCGGACATCCAATACCATTCATAGTATAACCTTTATGATTAAATCGAGGACGATAATCAATCATATTGGTTGCCGGAAGATGATACATTCGGGGTTGGCAGCCTCCACATGGTAAACCTTGACGGCGACCACAAGTAGCTGGGTTACACTTTGGTAAATATTTACGGCTAGGGCACAAGGAATTTAAACGGGTTTGGTTACGCAAATCCGATTCCAAATCTACCAAGTTCTCAGTACTTTGGCTCACATTGTTACCACCCAATAGACCAAAATCTACTCGTTGCTCATTGCAATTATAGAACTTATTACTATTCACAGTATAATGAAGGATGTTCTGGTTCTCACGTAGCGTCTTTCTGTACGCGCAATCATCATAGGTTAATCTATTAAATGACATGTATACCTGTCTTATAAATTAACCCAAGAAATAAAAATAAAATCTACATATTATTTTTCTGAATAAAACAACTGTTCTAAAGTTATCTCTTCAAATCCTCTGAAACTCATCCTTCGTTATCTTCCCATCCTGATCCAAATCTATCTCCTCAAACGTCTGATCCTTCAATTTCTCCACTAACTGCTTTAACTGTCGCGCCGTCTCATCCAAGTCATCCTGTGTTGTATCCAACTTAACCACACTTGTATCAATACTCGTCGAGAACTGATTAAATATATCCCCCGCTTGCGACAAATTATACATCAATTGCTTCGTATCCTGATATAACTTCCGAAGCTTCTCCAATTGCACATCCATCTCCTTCACTTGATCCTTCAAATCATAGTTGTTTTGCTGAGTCAGTTGAAGATCATCCCTTAAAATCAAGATCTCGCTGGCATATTCAATTTTCAATTGCTCCAGCTTCCCAATCTGATTTTGACCATTATCAAGCAAAGTTTGCAGTTGTTCATTCTCCTGCTGATATGCTTCCTTTAATTGATTAATTTGCTCTAACTTTTGGGATAACTCTTCATTCTGAACACTAAAATGAGTAAGCTCGTCTTTTTCGGCTTCAATATTCTCTTCCAACTCATCCTTCAGATGTTTAAGTTTGCGCATATGTTCTTCAGTTTGTTCTAATGTACTATGAAGTTTCCGATTTTCCTTAACAAAATTCTCTTTCACTTGCTTTAGATGATCAATATTCTGACATAACTGCCGATTCTCTGAATCAAACAAATCCAAATCAGTTTTCAATATATCTATTTGTTTCCGAATATCCGCCAAAACTTTAGAACTATCGAAACCCAAAAATAAACTTGTTGCCAAATAAAAACCACCACCCACGATATAAATCGCACCACCTGATGTGACCACCCCATACACAATCACCCCGGTAGACATTAACGTACCAATAACCGCCAAACTGGCTTTCGCGAAACGAAAACACTTAGATAAAAAATACATGTCTAAAATGTATTTTCCTGTCTATATATTATTTATACACATAATATATTTTGTCTAATATTATGTATATTATGTTTATTCTATATGCCACTCTACTTTTTCTTTCGGCGACCGGCTTTCTTCTCTTTCGCTGGGGAAGCCTTACGAACTGGTCGTTCTGACTTAGGAATCCAACTATAGCCTCGGTCACGATTGTTTTCCACATTCAAGACTGGGGCATTTACCAAACGTAAACCAGATATAGTAACTGATTTACCAGTTAATGATGGTGTCTTAACATCCTTGAGAGTAGTGCCTTCTGCTAAAGTACCCAAGGTAATTTGGGCCTCAAATGGGGGATTAGGGAAAGTGGTGCGAACGCTGGAGCGAATGTTTCCAGCTAATTTTTTAAGTTCGGCGCCAATTTTCAATCGTACCACTAAACTATTACTCTTACCAGTAATCGCGAATTTATCAAAAGATGCTTTGAACGGTTTGGCACCTTGGGAAAGTTGAGTTAGAATCAGATGAGTGTTTAAATCAATATCATAACGACCCAAATATAAATAGGTCATCAAGTAACTGCGACTCTTTTTCGCAGTAAATGTTGTGTTCTTTTCAGCCAATGCCTTGATTAAACCATCTAAAAATTCTTGCTCTTTTTCTTCCATAACCGCAGTGGCAATGGATACCATCCGATCGGAATTAACTATTAAACCACCTGTTTGTTGAGATTGCCAAAACATATATACTTGACAAAGATTTAATTTATAATTATGATCTGGACCATATAAATTAAATCATCACTATACTACCACGATTTCACAATTTCACGATTTCATTTCTAAAAATTCGGAGTCCCCGTCATAATTTCCTCACCTAAACCATCCAAATAACCCACATTTCCTCCCGTAAAATTGGCAAAGCCAAACGCTTGATCGAATTTATCTTCTCCCAGCACCCGAATACCCAAACCCACTAAGAGAGCCACAAATATAATATTCTTCCAATAAGTCTTCTTGGTTTTATGATTGTCCAGCAAACGAGCATCTAAGTACATAAAGAACCAGGTGATCAATCCGGCAATCACAGCATAAATTATTGAGCTCATCATCTTGAATAAAAATCTATATAATAGATTTAGAAGAAAAACTTACGGTATAATAATTCATTCTTTACTTTATTTTCACAAAATCGATTATAATAATTTAATGTTTCTTTATACCCATTTTCCTTCAAATAATCCAAAAAATCTTGCTCACTCTGAATCTTCGCATAATCTACCTTTAATTCCTTATTGTCAAACCCAATTCTAATCCGATCTGACTTTTTATCGTCGTTTTCCATAATTAGCTGATTATTCCCCTTGCTATCCACAAAACTTTCAATATCTTGAATACAATAATGAAATACACAAGGAAGAACCTTTTTCATCTCCCCATCTTCAATCACAATTTGCGAATTAATCTGATCGGTCCCTTCCACAGGTTGCCAATTAACACATAATTGATGGTTGACATTCTTACAAATCAACGCATTTCCTGGTTTTTCAAAATACTGAAATATATGTGGATTCCATTTGGCTTTTTCAATCGAATGAAAATTAACCAATGATTTTCCCCAATCTTGTAAATGATCATTTGACATATTAAAATGATTCAGTACACCATCCGTGTCTCTCTTGATCAAACCAGAATTACCAACATATAAAAAGTTAAGTAACAAAATATCCAAGGGGAGGTATTTCCGAATCATCTCTTGTATAGTTTGAGATTCATCTAAATACATATACTCATCGGTATCAATATCCAAAATATAATCATAATCCAACCCCAAATCTTTAATCTTCTGAAATATTTCCCGATAACCATTCCCACCCCCACCATAATATGGATGAATTTTAATTCGTTCGGCCAATCTAATTACATATACATGCTCATTTTCACGGATCTGCTCCTCAATGGGTGGGGTGCTATGATCATCATAAATGAATATATCGGTAAATCCAATTTTTAAATGATAATCCACCCACTCTTGAACATTTCGTTCATTCCGACTTCGAGATATCAAACAAACTCTCATTATACCTTACAAACATAAATTTATTTTCATATAATTTCACTCAATACCCTTTCGGAATCTCCATCAAATAATTCTCTAACTTCTCACGGATCTCTTCCATATAATGCCTAACATCCGCCAAATAGATATCAAAATTCCGACCTTCTCGGGCCGCATCAGAGGCTTTTCTTAACAAGGTTGCTATCTTATTCAAAATATCTATGTTGTCCATCCACAATTCTATATTCTTTTTAGTCAACGGACTATCCATGTAATCATCTTTGATCTTAATATATTGCTTCAAATGCTCTGCATCCGAGTTATCTAAATGTGCTTGCAAAATCATCTGAATACTCCCCAATACTTCGCAGGCTAAAATATCCTTACTATATGTGTCTATCAAATTATTAATACTCTCCAAGGCTAAGCGTAATATTATTTCACGATTCTCTGGTTTCAAATGCTTCAAGATCATATCCACATGAAACAAAGGTGTCTTTAAGTTTATCAAATCCATCGAACTACCACCCATAAATGTTCGCTTAATTCCCTGGAAATTAAATTTATAATCAAATACCTGTACGGGATGACTATGATCATTACTAATCCTAAAACCTTTTTGTAATCTCAATTTAGCACCTGAGCGAAAACGAATATAGGCTAGCGCCATGATGGCTTCAATAGTTCCCACCCACACTCGAGTATCCTTCTTGGAGGTAAGATAATTAAAGATAATTTTATCAGTCCGCAGGAAACTATTTGTATAAGGTATTAACCAGGACATTCCTATATTACTTTCAGAGATATAGTTTTTAATACTTTTTTCTAAAAAAAATACAATCAATTAATAATTATTTGAAAATATAAAATTAATGTTCCCATTACAAATGAATACTGAAAAAAAATCCAATCCATTTAAATATGATAATTTCGGTATCTGGAGATGGATTATCCTTCAAATTACCGATATTGAAACACTTCGCTGTATCTCAATCGTAATACCTTGTGTAAATGAATGGCTCAGAAAAGATAAAAATAAATTCTTTATAATTGATCGTCTTATCGTATCTTTACCCGATGATAATTGGATTTTAACTCAGGGAGTCGTGAAATGCAAAAACGGGTGCTCATCAATCTCTGTGAAATTCGGTGTCGAATATAGCGATGATCCTAAGGGTGATTGGTGGCTTTACACTTCCTGCAAATGTAATAATTCATTTGGAATCTCTGGTTGTTTGTGGGCGATGTATTATCATAATGCGAATTTCACCGCCCATCCGATCTGGCTAAAATATTATGTTTCTCGGAAAATCATTGACCGAAATATATATCAAGAAAAATTTATCCCATATTTACTCAGGGAAAAACATCGACGATCTAAGAGGTTTGCGATCTACCAAAATTCAAATACCGAAAAAATTATGAAAATAATCAATATATAATTCTCATCATGATTGAGCTAGATACCTACTCTGATTCAGATGAACATAATGCTATGTTACCTGAGAATGATAATGATTCCATTCATTCATTATCATTAGTGCCAGAAACCAACAATAATTTCTGCAGTCTCAAATGTGCTCTAATCTTCTTTATCATATCTACCCTAGTGATGACCGGACTCTGGCTGTCCGAATCACAAATAGGTGAAGGTATCCTGCGCAAAAAAAATGTTGGAGAAAATTGCGCTTGGAGAATCGGGATTGACCGAAAATGTGCACCCCCTCTCATTTGCGGTCGAAATAATCGATGTCAACTCAATCAAGTGAGACCTCTTAATTGCAGTGAAATCGATTTCCCCTCCTGTTCTCCCTGTCCGCCTCCCAAACCCTGTCCTCCCTGTCGTAACTTAGTTTCGTACTTCGACTTCAATGAATTTCCCAATCATTGGTTAGGACGACAAAGTTGGGGTAAAATGAAAGCTGTCTTAGGTATGTCTTATGGTGCTTGTAAAGAAATTTGTGCCCGAGATAGCACATGTAAAGTGGCTTGTTATAACGGCATCTCCAAGGTATGTTATAAAAGAACCAGTTATACTTACCCTGGTGTCCGAAATATGAGTTGGACTTGTGCTATTAAGAGTTAATTTGGTGATTTAATCAGTCTCAACTGGATATTGATCCATTCGACAATAAGGACATGTAAAATTATCCTTGTTTTTCGACATCCAGGTATCCACACATGTTTGATGAAATACATGTTCACATCTTAACTGACGAACTTTAATCGTCCCTTGATCATACAAATCATAACAAATGGGACATAATTTTCCGATCACTTGAGCGTTTTGAGCTGTTTGGACGGGTGGGAGAAATCGTTGTAAATATTCTTCGTCCGTCAAAGTCTTCTGTCGAATAGTTTGGGGATCGAAATCTAAAGGTGGGGCAGAACAAGAAGGAATGGGTGTGTCTTTTATTTCTAAAAAACTTTGATGGGCCCAAACATATTGAGCAATCGTCCTTAAGTCTTCCCCAGTTTCTACTGTTAAGGTCCGACTTGTTAACGGCATATATATATGGTCTATCAAGCTTATTTTCGGAAAGAGTTAACCCATGAGCTTTGGATTCAATTGAATCAAAACAATCTGTTTTTTGATTCTATAGATAGAGATAGAAAAACAGATTTGATGAAAGATCATCTGAAAGCTTATGTCTTGAATGACCTTAACCAACCTACTGGGGAAATCTTAAATCTCGATTTTGATCGGATTTATAGTCCTATTTGCGCGTGTGGTCAAAAACGTATCATTTGTCAAATGGTCAATCGAAAATGTGATAAATATGTATGTGTCAACCTCTTTGATTGCCCTGGTACCGGACAATTCAAAATCAGCCCTCGAGACTTGAAAAAGCCCGAGAAATGTGAATTTTGTGGTGATCAAATGAAGAAATATACCTAAAAAATTGATCATATTTCCCCATATTATTACTTACTCTGATGAATTCGAATAAAAATATACCTCATTCATATCTATATAGTGGCGATAATTGTTGCCTAATTCGAGATTGGAATGGACTTCTAAATTGGGTTAGTTTGGATCATTTAAAACGCGAAAATGACCCTAATACCAAAATCTGGTCCGTCAAACTTAAAAAATTCGTAGATGTTCCTGAAATGGTCCTATTTGAACCTGAATTAGTGGCCAAATTCACATTGACACGTTTTCGGATTCCCACCTCTATCGTTGATGTCATTGATACTTGCCCCTCTTGGGCATTCACCACACCTATTTGGTCGAAAACTAGAAATAATAAAGTAGTTATTCCTAAAGATGATCGAGCAGGTTGTATTCCTGAGGCCTACATTATGGGACTTTTTTTCGTCTTGGGTCATATTATTAAAAATAAAGAGAATCTATGGGAGATTTTAATGGTTTGTAACACAATTGAAACTACCTTGGAATTCAAATTCGCTCTGACTCGAGCATATCATAATATCGCATCGATTCACCCTAAAACATCCACCCATAAAACGTCAGACGCTTGGGAAGTCCATACAATTGCGAAACATGATCATCATCGAATTGCATGTTATTGGAAGCATATCTTTTATGATCCGGAAACAGGTCATAAAAAAGTTCCGAAACTCATCCTTAATGCGGCCAAGAATTCCAAACATGAATTCTTGAGAGGATTCTTGGATGCTCAGAAAGATCGTAATTTATTACATTCTTTTCCTGACAAAGTTAGTTGTACACAGGTTTTTTATATTTTCAAATGCCTCAAAATTAATGTTGATATAGTTGAAACATTAAATGAATATAAAATCTGCGTGAACCTTAAAAAACAATCATATAATAACATTGTCGAAATGAAACCCCTCCCTCACGACCAACCATATCCCAATATGTATCAAATTGTTTCCCGAGACAAATTCCCCATCGGTCTGGGTTTCGACCTTATTTTCTAAATCAAAGTAATTTGAGGTGATGATTTGTTTATTTATTTTTTATTATTTATTATTTATTGTTTATTAATTATTTTGGTTATGTTTATTGTTTATTATTTATTATTTATTAATTATTTTTGTTTAATGTTTATTGTTTATTCTTCTTTCTCTACTTTTACTTTGAATAATGGTGCTTTATATCGTTGAACTTCCCGGCGAACCCGGTTGGACCGACGAATGATAGGGGTATCACTGAACAATTTTCGCTTGGTTCTACCACTATAGGTATCGTTCAGTCGCCTTTCACGAGTTCGGTTTCTCTTTCGGGGAGCATCAGGGCATCGTAAAACATTGTGAGATGAAGGTGGGGTCACATTTGGATCAAAATCACTGGAAGGATCTGGAGAGGGCATAGTGGTCTTTTGAACTTTGGGTAAGATAATGTATCCGAATTTACCAATGGAATAAATATTAAATTTGATGTCTGTTAGGTCCTTGAGGTCCAACTGGTCCATTAGTTATTAATATTAGTGGATTAAACAGATCAATTTTTTTAGCTCTGATCAAAATTCGGGGTTATTTTAGGATTGAAAATATATATCTTAAACATATATATTTCAATGAAAGTTAACGCTATCGTAATCGACAATTTCTATGACGACCCCGATGCCATTCGGGAATTCATTCTTAACCAAGACTTCAATGTTAAGGGTAACTATCCGGGAGAAAGAACCCGCGATTTCCGCGATGATAATATCAAGAAGATCTTTGAAGAGATCACTGGTGAAACCATCACTGATTGGGAAATGGATTATAATGGTTGTGTTCAATACACTACTCGAGACATGGACTCCTGGGTTCATCGCGACGGCACCGATTGGGCTGGAATTATCTATTTAACACCTGATGCTCCTCCTAGTGCTGGAACAGCCTTCTTTAAACATAAAGAAACTGGTCACACTCGTGTTTTACCGGACACACCCAAGGAAGATGAAGACAAGATGAATCGGGATAGTACTGATATGAGTAAATGGGATATGGTGGATAATATTGGTAATGTTTACAATCGTTTGAGTTTGTTTCGAGGAAAGCGATCTCATCGTAGTATGGATTATTTCGGTGATTCAAAGGAAACTGGACGTCTCTTTCAGTTGTTCTTTTTCAATGTGAAAAAGGATTAGATTTTAAGAAAAATATCGCATGATTATATAACTTTAGATCTATATTTCTCAAATGCTACTTTGGTTGATTCTTTTGGTCATTTTTGTTCTGGTCCTCTCCAAATCCAACATTGTTGAAGGATATCATAACTACTATTCACACCCTTCCAGATGGGGGCGTCGCGGTTTAAGTTGGTATTATCCTTATTCCTCATATTATCATTACTACCCTAACTATCCTTCGTCAACCTACCGTTATCGCAGGTCTCGCGGGCATCGCGGGCATCGTGGGCCTTGGTGGCGTCGTTATATGTGGTGGTAAGTAAAACAAAGTAATGGGGATTTGGTTTGTTAATCACTTAATAAATTGACGGTGGTTAATTGTCCGTATTCGCATTTAAATTTATAAAATTCGGGATAAAACCATCCGAGTGAGCTGGAGCTATGACGAAATTCAACGGTTAATTCTAGTTCGGGTATTTTATTGGAGATTTTCACAAAATTCCATAAAGGATCGGAGGCGCTTGAGGCATCTACTAATTTAATGAATGGTTTAGGTGAAGTTAGAACATTGACTTGATGAACATATTTATGTCGTTTGCCGATAAGAAGGGATCGACGACCATGTTTGATGATTAAATTAAGGGGAGTACGACTCATAATATTAATAATGATGTATTAATATTGTGCGAAAAAGTGATCAATTTTTATATCAGAAGTAGATATATATATACTAAAATGTTACTAGAATTCCTAATCTTTATGACATTTGGCTATGATAATGATGATTATGAATCTGAATGGGATGAGAGAAATTAGGGGGATTTAGATAAATTGGAGGAATTAAGGGGATTTTGGGGATTTCTTTCATGACCCTGAGATGCCTTTGGGTGGAAATTGCTTAAAGATATTTCGCGTTTGATAGATTTGGAAACACATTTTTATATCCATTATTTATATAGATTCATACCTTTTGTATGGATAATATTGTCACTCCACAATCACACCAAAAACAAATCGAGCACCTGGTTCTTGAAGGTGGGGGAGTTCGCGGGATCGCTTTTGCCGGGACTCTCCAACGCCTTGAAGAATTAGGAATTCTCAAAAATATCAAAAAGATCGCCGGGTCCAGTGCCGGAGCCTTCGTTGCCATCGCTTTGGCAGTCGGATATACACCCAATCAAATCTATCGGGTTCTCGCATTCACCGATTTCAATCAATTCCGAGATAGTGGGGAAAGTATCACCTTCCCGCTCTTCAAAAAAATCAAAAACATCTTCTTCAGTTATGGCATCTACCGAGGGGATGCTCTTTACGAATGGTTAGGAGAACTGATTAAAGCTAAGACTGGAAATGCCGACATCACATTCCAAGAAGTTCATCAGAAATATGGTTATGAACTCGTCTTGACTGGCACCAACCTCAACAAAGCTAAAACAGTCTTCTTTCATCACCTGTCTTACCCTAAAATGCCTATTCGCTTGGCCGCCCGAATTTCCGGGTCCTTACCTTTAGTTTATGTTCCCATCTATCTCAAAGGCGATCTATTTATCGATGGGGGATTCCTGAGCAACTATCCTATCTGGGTTTTCGATCAACCGGATGCCATCAACAATATGCCCAATCACCACCCTACTCCCAAGACTTTGGGCATCAAATTAATGGAACCCGATATTCAAGCTAACAACACACTCTTCCATGGTAAACTTAATACCGACAAATTTCATAATTATTGTATGAGCCTTCTAGAATGCATGATGGTCCAAATTGAAAAAGGTCATATTATGGGCGGTTATTGGGAAAGAACTGTCACGGTTTCCACCCACCATATCAAAACCACTGACTTTAGCATCAGTCGAGAAGAAAAAGATTTGCTTTACTGGTCAGGATACACTGCTGTGGATGATTACTTTAACTCCTCCAAATATTATCAACAACTCTATCGCCAATGTCATCCCAAACGCAAAGTTGACTACAAACGCACCTACTACAAAAAAGTTCGAGAATTACAAGAAAAATCACGAAATGCACCAGAAAAGAAAAAGAAAAAGAAGAAAAGACGAGTCAAAAAGAAATACCGAATCAAGAAAAACAAAGAATCAAAGAAGCTCTGATTCGACCATTTTCCCAATATGCTTATTATAAGCTTATAATATCTTTGAATGTGATTGAAAGATATTAATCATGTCGTTTCTTTTTAGAAACCTTCTTCCGGACCTTCTTATGGACCTTCTTCTTCTTCTTTTTCTGGACCTTCTTTTCTCTTCTTTCAACTGGTGTTCTTTCCGAAGATGGGGTTGAATGATGACAGGTGGTGGTTCGTACCGATCCGGTGATCGCCTGACTTCGAACAAAAGTAACCGGCTTACCTGTTGTTTTACATACTTTTTGTGTATAGGAACCAAAAGGAGTATATTCTCTTTTTGTGGTATAACACTTGTTGCCAGAGGCCGGGAATACCATTTATATATATTTGTGTGGTTTATGTTTTCATATATATGTTTTTATATATGTTTTGGTATGATTTAGGTTTAGGTTAAGGTTAAACCGCTCCGGTATCGCAGGCGCGATAGATTAAATAACCTACCCCTATGATGCCACCTAATATAAGCAAACCTCCGAAGGCACCTAGGCCGGCGACCACTAAGATAATTCCCAAAGTAAGACCGACGGCGGTGACACCTCCTACAATTCGATTGGTTCGACTCTTAAAAAATTTTTTCAACAT